TAATAAATTGAAGAATCAATTTCGACATATAATATTTTAAGATCGATTATTTTTTGATTAATTCCAGAAATACTATATTGTTTAAGATCAGATAAAATTCTTGATTTTTGAAAATCCGAAACATATGTTCCATTTTTTGGTTTAATTGCAATTGATACTGTTCCATATTCAGGTGGATCTAGTTCTTCCCCACCAATAATCGAAACTGATTCTGTTTCTGGGTATATTTTTTTAATGATTGCTTCATAATCACGAGAGGTGACCGCTCTATATTGCGAAGAATAAATCCTTGGAGCAAAATACCGAATTGAATCTATTGACTCAATTTCGGCACCATTTTGAGATTGTTGATTTGTTGTGATTGAAATCGGACTTGAAAAATTACTTACAACTTCATTAGAAGAGTCTTTAAGACTTCCGGCAAAAGAAAATGATTTTGCTCCGTTTCCGGATACTCCGTCTGTAACAATATAAGTTACGGTAATTATTGAATTATTTTTTAGTTTATTTCCTATTAATCCATCACCAAAAAGAAGTTCGTACTTTTCGTCCTGAACCTCATGTAACAAATAAATCTTTGAGGTCGAATTTACGTTTAAAATATTATCAACAGAAAAATATTGAATTCCAATACCACTTTCATTACTTTCTTTCACATAAACATAAATTGTGGAAGTATCAATAAATGAATTATTTAAAATAAATCTTTGATCCAGTGATCCATCGACTGTAAATTCTTTTTTTAAAAATGTTCCTTGATATGCTGTTATTTCATTAAAATCTGCAGTACCATTTACCAGATTTGCTGAAATATTATTTGGAATTGAAAATGTGTATGAAGTATCATTAACGGTTCCTATACACACCAATCCTGCCTGTAGAGTGAGAGTTGGAGTGTCTTGAGATGTAGACACCTTAAATGAAATTTGCGCCTTTGATGCCTCTCTGGATCGTGGTATATATCCAATATTTCCTGCCAGTGAGACTACATTTTGACGAATGGTTGCCGAATTCAAAAATGATTCGTTCACAACCATGTTTGAATTGAATGCCGTGATATAGGTATTATATGCCAGTGTATCAATTAAAACTGAAAAATTGGATCCTTCAAAATCAAAATCAGTAAATGTTGAATTCGCACGAAGATAATCTTTGATTGAAGTTTTGATTTGATCGAAATCTAAATTGGCAAACTTTGTAAAAGGCATTTTTTTATCTGGTTGCCTCTAAAATGAATGAAAATTGTTGTGTTGGAATTTCTTGTCCGATAATATTAAAAATAATCGTAATTTCAAATTCATTTTCATCTGGTCTTGGATCTACCTGAACATCAACATCATTTACTCTGGGCTCAAAGTTTGAAATTGTGTTCAAAATCTGATCACGAATATCTGAGGCAGTACCAAAATCGACGAATTCAAACAAACTTTGGCGAACATCAGATCCTAAAATTGGATTAAAAAATCTTTCTGTTGGAATTGTTTGAACTAAATTTCTAATTGAACGACGAATTGCCTGCTGATTCACCAGAACCGGCAGGTCATTTGTGATTGGGTGGGGGTCAAAGGATAGACTAATGTCTTTAAATGATCTTGATATCCGTGTAACAGACATATGACATAATATTCTTCATATTATTTATAACTATTTACAGGAAGTTCCATAGTTTGGTTCTGTTCCATATTCCCAGTCATCATAATCTTGATCATTACGGATTTTTTCGTGAAGATCAGATTGTTTTTTAAAATTATATTTCGGTGCTCTGTCATGAACGACTTCTTGAAGAATTCTTTTTTGATTATCTTCTGATTCGAATAGCATTTGTGAAACTCCTGTTTTAAGAATAAAACAGAACTTTTATAAAGGAGGTTTCTATCTCCTTATACTATTTAACGATTTATTTCTTTTATATTATAATTATATGAATTTAAATATTTGAGCAATTCAATGGCGATTAATTTTGGTTTTCCATCACCACAGGTATAAATGTCAATCGCAATACAACCTTCTTCTGGCCAGGTATGACAGGATACATGACTTTCTGAAAGAGCAATTACGATTGTGATTCCGTGTGGGGTAAAACTATGTTTGAAAATATTAAGTATTTCCATTTTGGCACGATCAATTCCGCGTACCATAACTTCTTCAAGAGACTTTGCGTCATTTAAGAGATTAAACTTAACATCATATACTTCAATTAGTATATGAGTCCCCATTGAAAATTGTTTCAATTATGATTATAGTAAAAATTTATTTATTTTCTTTTTCATCTGCTTCCCAAATATTATCTAGTTTCCTTGACCCATTACTTCTTGCATCATCTCATCAGTCCAATTATCATAATACCCAGATTGGCGCAAAATTTCTCTATAAATCAATAGTTTTTCACGTTGCTGCATTAAAATTAAATTATACTTACCATTGTTTGTCTGAATTCCTTGAATGTAACTATCATAAGTTGCACAATCTTCCAAAAATATGTATTCAGTATACAGTTTATTGTAAAAGTCTACCCAAAATCGAACACTTTGCAGATCTAGATAATCTTCAACAACATAAAAAACGACATCATATCCTTTAACAGGTGTGATGTCTTCTACATTACATGCTACAATTTTGGTGTTGGCAGAATCAGCAAAAGGACAGATAGAAATATTTCCTAATTCTGAATGAGTTACGGAAACTTTCTTAATCCATTCTTGAATATGTGATTCTACAGCATTCATCCTTTACCTTGACCGCGATACTTCTTTTTTGCCTTATTTCTAGATGTTGCGGAATATTTGGTATTATCTCCGGAACCCTGACTTGTGTTTTTTGGATGAGATTCGATCATTTGATTCGAATTCGATGATTTTTTAATTGCCATCTAAAGTTTCTCCTATAATTTCAGTTTTAATTTCATTTGGATATGGAGAACCCGACAAATAGAAATCATTTGCCAGATCCTCCATAGTATTGAAGTATTCTTCTTCTGTAAGGTTAGAATAAATTTTACGACCCTTACAGAGTATATTGTAAAATTCTTGAGGCATTAAATCACTCTGGTCTTTTCGTGTCCGACTCTAATTCTTGGATCACACCAAATTTCAAAACCAGCTTCTTTTGCATCTAAACAGAATGATACGTCTTCACCACACATATCCTGAACTTCACCAGATTCAAAAACTTGCATCTTGGGGGCAAACCATGGATATTTAATTTCTTCGTGCTCAAAAACGCCCTTTTTAATTAGTAACCAACCAAATCCTGCATAATCGACTGTAAATGGTTTGCGACGCTTTGAGATACCTTCTACATTTTCATGATTCATCACTCCACCATTATTGCGGAAATCATCTTCTTCCATCCAGTGAGCAACTGATGTGGTGACACCATCTTCGGTTGCATACCAACCAGATGCAATATCCTGGTCCATCAAAACTAATTGATAAAACTTTTCAGTATTAAAAACAATGTCACTATCAATCCAAAGTTGCCAGTCATAATTTAATTTACCATCCCAAGGAAGCTGATTTGGTCCTCTGAGAACATTCGCCCCAAGACATTTACATCGGGCAAAATTGACCATTGATGAATAATCTTGAGAAATTTGAATACTTGCTCCGGACTGAACAATATCAAAACATAACTGAACAAAACTTTTGAGGTAAGTATATGAGACTCCTCTTCCAGGGAGACAAAAGACAATTGATTTTCCTTTTATCATTTCTCGGGCAAGATTATAGTCCCATTCTTCTTGTGATTGTCCGATGACTGGTGCTTTTGCTTTTACTGTAAATCCTTTTGCCATAATTTCAATTCATTACTGAAGTATCATACAACATTATATATGATTTGTCAATTTATATTTTCTGTGAGGATTACCTCATCTCCTTCAACCTTAAATCCAATTTCAGTATCTTCATACCATGAGAGTTCATTCGCAATACTCTCTGGAATAATTACATAATAGTCTCCACTGATTGGATCGACCTGTATATTCTCAAAAATTTCTTCGGGATTTTTTTTCATTTGAAGTGTTTATAAAACTTTATTTCATTTTGTATATATTAGAAAAAATTTTTGTATTTGAGTGTTTTATCTTATTGCCTTCCGTAACACTTTGTAGGTTAGGGGTACCTA